GTAGATCTAAGCTCTCGCTCAAAATCAAATGCAGTGTTGTCGGCGTTTCGGAGGCGCTGGCTTTGCTTAATCAGTAATACTTCAAATGCCTTTGCAATCGGGTCGCGCAAGAGTCGCTGCGTAGGGTTCATGTTGAACGATGCCGCGAGCGCGTCAAAAAAGTTTGGCCCCTCGGAATCAGGTTCAGTGACTGGCGTACCAGTGCCAAACAGAGGTATGACCCCCTCCTCTGTTTGCGGATTCATTCCCGCTCTGCCACCGTAGAGCTGGATAGCCGGGTTGATGTAGATGCTCATCAGTATTGCGCCTTCACGCGCGCACTTGCGCCCGGCAAGTCTGGCGAGATGGCTTCTGTGATTGATTGTGGCGTTCGGTAGGCTTCCTTCGCGCGCTTACGGAACCGTTCAATGGAGTCTTGGATTTGCTCTGCGCGGGTCATGGGCTTCGGCTGCGGGATAACAATGCGCTCGAATCCTTTTGTGGTCAAGACGTTGTATTCACCGGGAACGTCGGTCGGTATGACTAACTCCACAGTGCTGTTCTCCATAATCCTGTCGAGTTCGGCCTGCGCCTCATCGCCCCATGCAGCAGATGCCTTTGACCACACGCCAATCGTTCGTTCGCCATCCTTCAAAACGGTGTGTGTGTTTGCCCATTCTGTTGCATGTGCCACGATGTCATCTTCGTAAGTACTTGGGACTGAAAATCCCCCGTGTATGTTGCTGAGTGAGTGCAGATAGCTGCGCGTGAGTTCAGTCGCTTGCGCTGCGACATAATCCTGTGGTAAGCCCTCTGACGATAAGCGTTCTGCAATGGTATTTAATATGGCAGACTCAATCTCGCGGAACGCGGGTCGGGTGCTCTGCGGCGGCCTCACGGACTGACCGCCAACAGATCCGATGCGAGCCAAAGCAAACGCATTGGTGATGGCTTGCTCGTTGAGCGGAAGTGATCGTGCTTGAAACGACTCGAGTCTCGAGCGAACGAAGTTGCTGGCACTTATGAGTTGGTCAGGCGACATGGAGCCGTCGGGCGCAGTGTCCGCGACAATTGACGCCAGACTAGGCAACACATGTCGGAACAATTCAATGGTCGTGGCGTTGCCGTTTGGATCGCCGTCGGTTGGCCCGATATTGATAACTAGGTCGGGCCTCTTTGTAAGCAGCGGCGCGAGACGAGCAAGTGTTTCGACCGATGTGTCGAACAGCTGTGATTCTGGTTGTCTCAGGCCATCGAGTATTCGATCTACCATGTAGCCAGGCAGTGCTTGCCCGCGAAGCACATATTGCGTTGCCTGCATGGGTCGCAGATCGCCGTTGTTGTCGAGTGCGCCGTAGGCAGCCATCATGTCCTTGTGCTTGTCAGATTGCGGCGAAATCGAGATTTTCCGAGAGAGATAGTCTTGCAGTTCTCTTTGCGTCTTTAGGCGTTCGCCGCCATCTCCAATCGCTCTCAAGAGATCGCTATATTCTTGAGGCGAGATGCTTGAATCGACCTGCTCCCACTCAGGCTTTGTTGGGTCGTATGTCAACGCCAAACTTTCAAGTTCTTCCATCACTGCGGTCGGGTCGCCGATTGCGTGAACAGCAGCCATAGCAAGAGTCATGCGCGATTGCTGCATGGAGTTCACATACAGTTTGTCAGCTTGGTTCAGGTCAAGCGCGCTGATACCCAGGGTGATCGCTTGCTCGCGTGTGTTGCGGTAGTCGGCAGCGAATTCGGGGCTCGAGAGGTTTGCGACAACTGCAATATCACCAAGTTGTCGCTTCGCAACCTGACCGCCGTGCTTGGAGATGATGCCGCGTATCCGCTCCTGCGTGCTCGGATCAACATATCTGCCAATCTCTGTTTCAATTTGCTGAAGTTGTGCAAGTGTTGTGGCGCTCTCTGCAAGGTTGTCAATGCCCTGCATGGTGAAACCAATCTCCTCTGCCTTGCCCTTTGATGTCTGGAATGAAAGATCGCTGACCCTTGCCGCCTTTTCAGTCATCGTGCCTGGTCCATTAATTACGGCAATCAGCTCTTGTTTAAATACCTGTTGGCGCTGCTGTCCTTGAGCGAAAATAGACCTTTGAAGCTTGCGCGTTGTTTCTGGGCCTGCAACCTGCCATTCAACGGTGTCCTGCACCATATAACGCAGTCTGTCGAACGATTGCTGGTCGCCATTCTCGGCTGCAACATCGGTCATCTTTAGAAGCATCGCATTGACCTGTTGCGGATCGAGATTGAGTTTGCCTGCATCAAAAATGATGCTTTGTAGGTCAGGTGCAACGATTTGTGGGTCAGATATCTGCGCCTGCAAGCCTGCGATGAATGTGTTGATGTTTTGTTTTTGGCGCTCCGTGGCGCGATCAAGCCATGCGTTGGATCGCATCTGCGCGATACGTTGGTTGTAGAGATCGTTGACCTCTTGTGTTGAGAACTGCCCCGTTCGAGCGCCCGTGCCAGCTGCGGCGTACTCGTCTGCCCCCATTGAGTCGAGCGCATCCCGCTCCTCGCCCTTCATCAGTCTTTGTTGGAACGCAGCCGAATCGTCGATCAGGAACATGGCTGCCTGTCGCATATCTGCACGCTCACGCTCTGCATAGTCCATGCGACCGAGTTGTCCCGCTTGCTGAAAGGTCGTGCCGACCTGTGAAACAACTTGCATGGCAAGTTCAAGGTCGCTGGCAGCTCGAGTGTCCAGAGTTGGCGCAACGAACGGCGCAATCGCTCCAACCGGCGGCGCGGTCAGTTGCGCTACTGGAATAACTGCCTGCTGCGGGTTTGGATTGAGTGCTCCAGGTCTACGCGAGCCTGATGCCTGGCCAAGTAACGCTGCCTGTGCCTCAAATGAACTCATGGTCGTGTAAGTCCGTAGATGCCGCCGACGATCTGGAGTCCTGTTCCGAACCCGCCAAGTGCGCCCGACGCGAGCGCAAGTCCTTCGCTGTTCTGTTGGCTTTGCAGGCCGCCCCGAGTGTTTGTGATTTGGAACTGCTGTGCTGCGTAAGACTGTCCAGCCCCAAACAGTGCGCTTCGGTAGTTGAGATTGTCTTGCACAAGTGAGCGGCGGATGTTGTCCTCGAGCGTTCTGCGGTTGAGTGCGCCCTGAATGTCAATTGAGCGCATGAGGGCGGCCTTTGAGCCAGTAAGCGTGGCTCCGCTTTCCGCTATCGCAGCGCGAGCAGTTCCAGACGCCTGCTCGTACTCTTGGCGCTGCGAGCGGCGCGCCTGCGGGATGCTTGCAAGCAGACCCTCCATGTTGAACATCTGGCTTTCGCGGAGCAGTCCAAGGCGCTGCTGGTAGGACGTGTTGTAGAAGTCCTCCTGCATGTTGAGGTTAGCGAGCGCCTGTTGCGCCGCTTGGTTCTGCTTGCGTTGGGCGCTGAATCCGAGGAAGCCCTGCAAGACGCTTGTGGCTGCGCCAACGCCAAGACCAATACCGAGCAGTGTTCCCGATTCCACTAGCCCTGTCTCCCATGAAGCATAGAGGTGTGCCTTCCGTAGTATTCAATTCCGGTCAGAACGCATGGGCGAGAATCGGAGTTGCGTATGCCGATACGCAGATCGTTGGAGCGACCGATACACCATGCGCTGAATCGCCCCTGGGTATCTATGAAATCGTTTTGCGGCGTAAACACGCTTTGGCGAGGTTGTCGTCCAGTGCTTTCAGCCGTCACAATGTATGGCCCACTCTTTGCATGATCGACAACAACCTTATTGACTTCGAGCTCGCCTTCGATGATGGGGTTGCCGTTGCCATCAACTTGGTAAAGCCGTGTCAGTTCCAGTCGGAACGCAACGGACCTGCCAAGGACGCAAAGTTTCGTGGAAAGGTCGTCCTCGCTCGCGGCACTTGCCGTTGTGCCACTAACCGTCACGGGCAGTTCTCGATACTCGAGCACGGAGTTGTTGTCGAAGATGACGGTGGCCGTGTCAAGTTCAAGGTCGGAGTATGGCAGTGTCCACTGCATCGTTGCAACGCCATTGACACTAACGTAGGTCCCACTGTTGATGAGGTGGCGATGGTCTAGCCTGGGCAGTTCGGGGAACGATGGTGGTGCGGCGGGGTCAATCGACAACGACATTGAATCTACTGCCATGCCAGCCTGACCGCTTGAGGTCGTTTTCCGCAAGACGAACATGGTGTCCTCGACACATATCGCATCATTGATGATGTCGTTTCCAAACGAATAACGACTCCACGCAGACTGGATGATCTTGTCTTGGGCTCGCATGGATCGGTAAATGAACAACGATCCATCTGAGTTTGGGTACTTGTCAAAGATGACCGTATCGCCTTGCGAGATGATGACTACGGCCTGCCCGATGACGGGGCAAAGTCCGCCGAGCCAAACGGTGGTATCTGACCAGTATCCGGCAAAGCCCTTGCCAAACGATTCGATGGTGAGCGAAAAGTCTGTTGCGGTTGGCTTGGGAACCACAACGATGGTGTCGCTGTTGTCGCTGCCAGTCAGCGTGCGAATGTTTTTGGGGAGCAACCCAAACACATGATTCGTGATGTTGTTTGCGCGGTTGCTGACCTGAATGTCGTCGTAAACGTACTCGTAGAGGATGCTCGACTGCTCCTGCGTGCCAGCCATGTAGATAACGCTACTGAGTGGCAGTGGTCGCACCCTTTGCGTGCTGTAGTTGGTGCTCGGCACGAATGTCGCGTTGGTTCCCGTAAATATCTCGTCGCCGCCGAGTTCAAACTGCGATCCAGCCCGTGTCAGAATCAGTAGGCTCTTGCGGAACGGGACCATGAAGTCAATGAAGCTGACCTGATTCGCGCCAATTTGCACGACGATTGGGTCTGCCGCATTGATGGCAAATGTCGTGCTGCTGTACGGGAAGAAGTTAAACAAATCACCTGGCTGACTGGTGACTACATAATCGTTCATAGCAAGGCATAGTCTGCCTCTGTGGTATGCCATGTCAGAAATTGGGTAATGGTCGCGGAACGGTAGTGGGGCTTTCCAGTCGCCGCCATCTGTATTTGCCGCTTTGAGTTCCGTTGTTTGCGAAATCGCAGAGATGGCGAATGCGGTCGGATTCAGTGCAGTACGGCGCATGAGCACTGGAAACTTCGTTTCGTCGATCTTGGTGTCGGCTGTTGAGAATCCGCTCTTTGTACCAGTATCGGTGGTGACCTTTGTGTTGCAGATGATCGTGGTGTCCACAATCGTGAGCAGCCTAAGATCGTCTGCACTTGGAGTCCCAGAGTTCAGGTAGGTTTGCACTCCAGCGTTGAGCGTCGGAATGATGACTGTGCCAGTCACACTTCCGTTGCTGTTTGTCATCAACGTCTGCGTTGTCAAATAGTCCGCGAACACAACCGTGTAGGTGTATGGGCCAGAACCCGCGCGTGTAACCGAAACATTATCGGAAGATCCGACGGTACTCAGGGCGGCGATTGCGGATTGCACGGCAGCCGCAGTCGCATTAAACGCAATGCTTGATGTCGTTTGACCGCCAAAGGTCAGCGTGAAAGTGCCGCTTGCGGGCCCGACCACATACTGCGTTCTGTTGCGAGGGTTGGCGAGGTCAATGATCCGAAGGAAGGTTTGGTTATTGCTTCCGTAGTTGTCAAAGGTGATGGTGTCGCCACTAACAATGGTGATTTGCACCTGCCCTACAACGGGAGCAACGCCGCCCGACCACGATGCGGATTCCGAAAAGTTGCCTGTTGTTGATCCGCCTGCAGACGAGATGGCGGCGTCGATACCAGGGTCTCCGCGACCATACACCACCATATAGCGTTCGTCGCTGTCTCGGATGATTCGGTGTGCTCGCAGCAGCCCTTGGTCAAACGTGCCGCTTGTAAAGAATGCGTGGTGGCGCGATCCTGCTCGTGTCGAAACGCCGTTGGTGACGCTGAACAAGGCATTCTCTGCGTCCTCAACCTGTGACGGGAACCGACTGCTTGCGCTTTGCGTTGAGATGCCGTTGTGCAGCGATCCGATTCGCTGGCGGAAGTCAGTCGTTGCCATTTATTGCTGCTGCTGCGGTTGAGAAGCCGCCTGAGCAAAGAGTGGCCGAGATCCAAATGTCGGGTCACGCGGCTGCATGGCGTCGGTAATGGCGAGCTCTTGCGACAGGAACGCATCTGACATCTGAGAGCCAACGAGCCTGCGACCGAACCGCTGTGCGGCGTGTTGAGCGACCTGCTCGCGGAGCATAGGGTCGAGATCTTCAAAGCTTAGTAGTACGGCGACATCGAGATAGACATCGCCTGCGCCACTCATCGAAAACTGCCCCCTGTCTGCGTCAAACACCTTTGTGCCTCGCATAACAAGATTTCGGTGTTGATCTGGTCCAGCGGATCGCACACGAAGAACTGATGATCCGAGCTCAATTTCAAACGACGAAGCATCGGGTGTGTGTGCCTTAGATCGCAGGGTATTGCAAGGGAACCCTTGGGCGCAGAAGTACCGCGTGCTGTCATCAACATATCGCTCCGCTTCGGCTCCGATGCTTGTGCCACCGGTGTCAAGTGCAACGATTCTATATTCGTTAATGGCCGCAAGACATTGGTTAACGGCGTCAAGTTTGGTAATTGCTGGCATTTAGAAGCTCCTGTCCCGCAGTCGCGGGCGTCCACGAAACTGGTTCATTTCGCCTGTGTTAAGTACGTTGACATCGGCGCGGGAATCGTCCTCGCGTCTGCACTCTGCGTATCGACGGCCTGCTTCATCACGGAGCATCCCGTCGATGGATTGATCCTTCTTGTGCGTGCGGTTCATCTGGTACGCCGCTTCTGTGATGATGTAGTCCACAAAAGTTTGTGGCAAGTCTGTGACGCTTGTTTGCGCCACATAGGTCACCACGATGTCCTGAGTAAAAACATCAGTGTTCGTCTCAATGTCGTACAAGAACCCGCCGACCACCGTGATGTCCTTTCCGGCATCAATATCATCAGTATCTATGCGGTAGGTGTTGGCTGGTACGGCAATCTTGTTGTTGACATTTCTCGTCAGCGTGACCTTGCGGCGAGTATTGAAATGCCACCCTCGCGCTTGGCACGCACGGTCGGCATCATCGAAGTATCGCTCGGCATGAGCCTGTGTTGAGATACCGTTCGTGTCAAGAGCGGATACTGGCGGCAATCCGAGCCTACGAAGCACGGCATTGACCGCTTCGAGTTTTGTCATGGATTACACCCGTTGGTTTGCAGCGGCCAACTGTGCCTGATATGTTGACACAATCTCTGGCGTGTGAATCGCATGGCACACTGCTTGAATCCTTGCGTCCTCGCTACTGTAATCCTCGCCAGGGTTGATTAATCTGTTGCTTTCCGTGCAAGCAATCTGAACTCCTGCGTCCTTGATGCACGTCCGTTGGACAACTTCAACGCCGCCCCACGGTTTGACTGAGATTGTTTCGATGGTTGTTTCTTTGGTGAGCATGTGATTTTGTGTTGAGGGTTAGTAGGTCGAAAGTGCAACGCGACGCCAATTGTTGGTTGAAACGCAGACATACAGGTAGCTTGTTGCGCCATCTGTTCCAAATCTAAAGTCGCCAGCCGTGCCTGCGGCATTTGAAGCAGGGGTGCTGAGGGTGGAAATTCTCATGGTGTTTCCTGCAACAGCGAAAACGCTTGTGCTTGTACCTTGGATCGTCGTGAGCGTTGTCGCAGCTGTGTTGATGACCGTTTGGTTTGGGCCCGTGCCGACTGCGCTTGCACCAATGACGATGGTGTTGCTGTCGGAGTCGTTGAAGCCCCTGCAATTTGCGCCGATGTAGATGCTGTTTGAGGCAGTGGTGAGCGCGGTCGAGCCGTTCAAGTGGACTCGTCCTGCGGAGACGCCCACCGCAGTGTTGTAGTTGCCTGTGGTTAGATTCTCCAATGAAAATGCGCCTATCGCAGAATTCCCTTCGCCTGTGCTGTTTTTCAAACATAATGTCCCCACGGCTGCATTGCTGAACGACGAATTGTTGTGCACCAAGGCTTCCATGCCCACCGCAGTGTTGAAGCCGCCTGTTTGGTTGTTGTACAGCGCGTACGAGCCTACCGCAGTGTTGTTGCTGGCTGTGGTGTTGTTCAACATCGCATTCACGCCGACCGCAGTGTTGCCTGAGCCCGTGCTTGCAGCCGCTAGTGCGCCGACACCAACCGCAGTTTGATTTGCTCCAGTTGCACCTGCGTTACCCAGCGCCGTTGTGCCGACCGCCGTGTTGGACGAGACATTGCCTTCACCTCTGCCGACTCTTATTGCCTCACCCTGGCCCGTGAACAACTCCCCGCAGATAGTTGTCTTGGTTGTGGCCGAAGTTC